AGCCGGTGCCGGCGTAGGGGGGGACGACCCCGGTCCACTCGCTGGTGGACAGCACCGGGATCGGCGCCGAGCATTTGAAGTCGGTGTTGGACGCCAGGGTCGGTGTTCCCACGACGGTCATCGGTGGGCCACCGAGCGCGGACGCGAGCACCGTCGACCCCTCGGCATCCTCGCATGGCCAGTACGCAACCGGGGCGGCGTCCGGGTTCGGCAGGAAGTTCCCGATCGCGGTGTAGCCACGGTACATCGTCGACTTGAGCGGCGTGGCGCCCTGCCCAAGCCTGCGGAGGATCCCCGACGCCTGGACGGGGACGTAGATGTCGGTCCCGGTCACATCCCAGCGTTGCGGCCACTCACTGATCTCCCCGGAGAACCGCACGTCGGCGCCCAGGGCGACGCGGACCTGGGTGTTCCGCCCGATCTTCCCGTACAACCACGAGGTCGGGTTGCGGGGCGAGTACTGCCCATTCCGGTTGTTCAGCAGGAGCGTGGCCACGGACGGATCGACCCGGGTGCCCTCGTCCGCCCTGCCCCGGGTCACCTCGATCTCGGCACGCCCACCGCCATACACGTCGGGGGTGATGTCGATCCACGACGCATCGACGTAGATCGCGATGCTGAGGTCCAGCGGCGACTGGGGGAACGGGGCCACGTCCGGGGTGCCGGCCGGGACGGTGGACGGCCAGACACCACGCGACCATCGCCGGTATCCCTCGACGCGGGGGGCGATCGACGCTGGCATGGTCTACTCGTCGTGGCAGATCCAGCACAGCATGTTCACTGCGGCGCTGAACGTGACCCGGACCCGGAGGAATTTCGACACCGCGAGGATTGGCCGCTCGTCGGGCATGAACTGGTAGGCGTACTTGGTCTCCCCACTGCCGTTGGAGATCCCTGCGATCTCCACCGCGTCGAACATGCGGGTCGCGGCGACGGTCCCCTCCGCCGACGCGGTGTACCCGGTCGCAGCCACGCCCAGGGTCAGCAGCGTGTCCGGGGCGTTGGGGTCCAGCTTCTGCACCCCAGCCGCGACATGCGCGGTCACCGTCGCGGCGACGTCGGTCTGGAGGAGCTCGACCACCCCGACCCCGGTCGTGGCGGGTGCGGCGTCCAGGCTGTACCCCCACGAGATGACCTGCATCTGCCGGGTCGACGGGGTGGCGAGCTGGAGCATCGTCTTGATGGCGGTGCCGGTGGTCACCTTGACGATCGCCGCGGTGGTCGGCGCCGGCGCGTTGTACGTGCGGTAGCGGTGAATTGGACTCGCCTTCCCTTCTACGTGCCGAGCACGACCTGGACGTTGCCGCCCTTGGACCGGATCGACTTGCGGAGCACCTCCACCAGCAGGTCATCCAGGCGTGACCCGCCGGAGTGGATCTCCAGCACGACCGGCCCGCCAGGCGCCTGGCCCCCCCCGGGACCTGCAGCACCAGCAGCGCCGCCGATGGCCGCGCCGGCCATTCCAGCGGCCGCCTCGCGGACCCCACGATGGCCCTGCCCGATCCCACCGGCGAACCCTTCGGTGACCTGCCGGCCGATCACCTCGAACACCTTCGACGGCGACCCGATGTGCAGGAACCCCTTCACCGCGTTGATCGCGCCCTTGGCAACATCCAAAGCGGCGTTGGCGACCGTCCCAGCCATGTTCTTGATCCCGTCGATCAGCCCTTGGATGACCGCCTTCCCCGCGCCGAACAGCAACGACCCGACCTTCCCGAGCGCGCCGACGATCTTGCCGGGGATCCCACTGACGAACGTGATGACCTTGCCGACCGCGGTGGTCGCCGCGTGGACCATGTTCCCGAACGCGTGGCCGACGTTGCCGAGCGCATGCCCCACATTCCCCAACGCATGGACCACGTTCCCCAGCGCGTGGACCACGTTCCCGCCGGCATGGATCACGTTGCCGATGGCGTGGATCACGTTGCCCATCGCGTGAATGAAATTCCCACCAGCGTGAATCACATTCCCGAGCGCATGGATCACGTTGGCCATCGCGTGGATGAAGTTCGACCCGGCATGGATCGCGTTGCCGATCGAGTGCACAACGTTGCCCATGGAGTGGATGAAATTCCCCAGCGCATGGCCGATGTTTTGGACCGCGTGGATGAGCGCCGGGCCGTTGTCACGCCACCACTTCTCCAACGCTGGGATGACCCGGTCGACGATGAACTTGACGGTCTTGTCGAACAGGGGGAGGAGGACCCCGCCGATGTTGTCCTCGATCCCGTGGATCTTGACCATCAGCTTCCCCCAGGAGGTGGCCTGCGCCTCCGCCGCGCCGCTGACCTGCTTGTTCACCGCCTTGAGGATGAGCGCCTGCGCGCCGGCCATATCGCCGTGGTCCTGCATGTCTTTGATCTGCTGCTGTTCTCCCTTGGAGAACGACACGCCGATACGGGTCAACGCGGACAACCCTTTGGAGGGGTTGTCCAGGGCCTTGCCGAGGACGATCGCCTGGCTGGACGCATCCCCCCCGAACTTCGCGGCCATATCGGTAGCAGCCAGGGTCGCGTCGTCGAAGATCTTGCTCGACTGCCCCACGACGGGGATCAGGTTCTTGAACGTCAGCAGCATGTTGGCGCCTGACTGGACCTGGTCCCCGTCGACGGCGGTCTTCGCCTCGATCGCGTCGGAAAGACTGCCGACATGGCCGGCGGTGATCTGCGCGGTCGCGCCCATCTCCTTGATACGGGTCGCGGTTTCCTTGACGACCTTCTGGTGGTCCTGGAACCCCTTCGTGGCGCGGAACAGCTCCGCGCCGACCGCGGTCGCGGCGACCAGCATTGGAGGGCCGATGAGCTTGGAGGCTTTCCCGACTTTCCCCATCGCGCCGACCAGCCGGCTGGCGCGGGTCTCGGCGGTCTTGAACCCCGTGGCAGTGCGGTCCTTGGATCGGACCACAATTTCGACCTCGTTGCCGGGCATTTACCGCACCACCTCCTCCGCCACCTCTGGGGTTCCAAGCCGCACGATCGTGAGCAGCCGTAGGAGTTCCACGTCCTCGCCCTCGAGCTGGCTGGGGAGGCATCCGAACTGCTGGCAGCAGCGCAGGATGAACCGTGCCCGGGTCAGCTCGCCTGGCTCGCTGGCAGCACCTCCATCGGAATCGACGGCGGGACCGACGGCCTGCCAGCGGATGAGCCGGCTTCTAAAGGGCCGGGGACGTCCGAGATCGCCTCGATCCACGCCGCGATGATCCGCATGATGAAGTCGACTGGTTGGCTCTGGATGCCCTCCTGCGTTGTCGGGACGGGGACCCCTTCGGGTTCCTCGAGGTTCCAGTCGATCAGCGCGCCCTCGAACGTGGCGAACAGGTCCGTGAGCTTGCGGAGGTCCTCTTGGGTCGCGCGGGTCACGTCCATGCCGACCAGGCCGGCAACGTCGAGGAACGCCCCCAGCGTCGTGGAGCGGGCACGCACGATGAGGCCGGCCATCTCCTCGTCCTCGAACCGGAGCCGGTAGACCTTCGGTTCCCGCACATACCCGGACATTACGACCACGCTGGCGCGACGCCGTTCGCCAAAACCCCTGGCGCCTTCCAGGTCAGCTCACCCTTCTCGCTGCGGGTCAGGGCGTAGTCGGTGAACAGGCACTCGACCGACAGGGTCTGCGCGCTGATGTTCAACGACACCGTCCGCACCACCGACGAGGACGGGACCGTCTTGAAGACCGCGTGGGAGAAGTTCGCCGCGTCGTTGAACACCCCGGCCAGGTCGATGCTGAAATCGGCGAGCAGCAACAGCCGCTCGACCGCGCTCTTGTCGACCCCGGTGACGTCCTGCACCTCGCGTGGGGTGGAGAAGTCGAACGAGGTGACGTCGTTCTTGATGTCCTGGAGCGCCGCGGCGCCATCGTCGACGGACAGGGTGGTGATCCCCAGCCCTGATTCCTTCGCCATTGCCTATCCCCTTTCCAGCCTGGACCTGGTCCGGTCCAGGGATTCCTGCATGTCGTCGATCCAGTCCTCGGCGTGGGCGTGGCGCCGCGCCGGCGTGCCCCGCGGGTCGCCACGCCAGTCACCGTCACGGACCAGGTAGAGCGGCTCCCGGTCTAGCGGCAGCCGGTGGCCCGCGAAGCACTGCTGGCCCGGGGGGAACGTGAACTGCAGCAGGCCGGCCTCCATGGCTTCGGTGAACCGGCGTCCCGAGGAGACGCGGATGTAGTGGGCTTGGCGGCGGCCGAGCTCGGTGTCCACGTCGATGGTGGTCCGCCATCCGTGCTGCCGCATCTGGCAGTCGACCTCCTCACACGACGCTGGCCGGAAGTGGGTGGCCAGTGGCGCGCGGAGCGCATAGGTCCGCATCAGGTCCGCTGGCAGCGACGGCTCGATCCGGTTCATCAGAAGGCCACCGCCTGCGCGTTCTTGGTCACGACAACGGCGAAGACAGCATTCGAGAACGTGCCGGTGGTGACGACCCGAATCCACTGCTTGATGGGGTTGGTGGTGTTGGCGATCCGCTGGCTTGCTGGCGCCACCGTGACAGCCGTGAACGCGCCGCCGGTGATGTCGGCGTAGGGGTCACCACCGCCGTTATCGTTGGAGTGCTGCAGCTTGACGGTGACGCTGGTCCCGGCGAACGCGAACACGTGCAGGTACGCCTGGAGGCCGAAGGTGGTCGACGCGGTGAGATCGACCCCGGTCCCGTTGGTGGCAGCGCTGTCCGTGCGTTTCCCGGCGGTCAGCGAGGTCCCCCATTCCAGGCCGAACCCGTCCGCCTGCGCTTCCACCTTGAACGTCAGGCTGCCGTCCTCGTTGCGGCTGGGGTCGTAGTTGATCTGCTTGCCGTTGAGGCTGGCCGCCTGCCCGCCGAGGGTGGCGCCACGCCAGTAGGAGACGATCTGGTCGGTGGTCGGCAGCGTCCGCAGGGTCAGATGCTCCTGACCGGTGGCCTTGTTGAAGAACGCGACGAACTCGATGCTGCCATCGCGGAGGCCGCCGAGCCGCTCATAGCCGGCCTTGTCGATCGCGGTAACGTCCAGCGTCGAGGGTCCGCCGCCGATCCGTGACAGCGACCCGACGTCACCGCTGAGGTCCACACCAGCGATGTAGAGGTTGTCCCCGATGCCGCTCTGCTTGGTCATGGCGCCTGACTCCAGAGGTCGTTCACTTCGAGGGGTAACGAAATGACCATCACGCGGTACAACTTGCCGTCCTGCTCCAGATACCCCGCGTCGGCCGACAGTGGGTCACCGTCGGCGCCGAGCAGGTCCACGTCCTTAATGAGCCCACCGAGGGTGAAGTTGCTCGAGTAGGCCGCCATGAGCACGTCGACCGCCCGATAGCCGTCCGGCGTCTCGAACTTGTAGCAGGCCAGCTCGACTTTGAGGCCGTTGGCGTCCTGCAGGTAGATCGAGTCCATGAA